GTATTCAGTTATTTATATTAATAAGGATAAAATTATGGAAAATCAAAATGAGGATTTCGAACAAGAAGAATTCAATGAAGAATCTCCTTGTAGCACTTGTGCTTCTAGTAACTATCCTGATTTTATGTTGGAACCAGACATGGAAGCGTTGCAAGATGGGGTAAGAGAATCCTCATATTTGCTTGGTTTTGTTGGTGGGATTAATTCTTTAGGATTATCTGAAAATTCTTTGATGGAAATTATATTAAGTAAAATAAATTTTGGGCATCAAAAAGAATTATTAAGAATGCAAACAGCAAGCGAAGAACGAAAATCAGAAATATGGTCTAAAAGCAAAGCTAATTTTGTTCCTATGGATGATTTAGATTAAATAATGTTGGTGAAGGACTAGCCTAAAAACTAGTCCTTTATCATTTAGAGAGGTTGGTTATGGTACAGAGTAAAAGGACGGTGAAAACTACAAGAAGTCGTACTGGTATCGAGGTAGAAAATGTGTACTGTAGAATGTGTAGAGAAAACAAAAAACCTTCTGAATTTTTTAGTGCTGTAGATGAGCACCTCGATAGTAATGGGTTTTTCTCAATATGTAAACAATGTTGTGAAAAAATGTACGAAGGTTATTTTAGGACGGAACGGGATATGGCAAGAGCAATATTAAAAACTTGTCGTAAAATAAATTTAAAATTTGATGAGGCAGCAGTACAATCTGCTAAACTTCATATGGAAACAAAAAAATCAACAGGAAATGTCATCGGAATATACAAAAGTAAGTTGATGGCAACACAAAGAACAAACATTGGTGACAAAGTCACAAGTTTAGATTTAACTTTTATAGAACCAAATATTGTTTTGCCTTTAGCGCATCCGTTAGATTCCTCCGAAGTATCTACTGCTGAATTACAGCAAAAATGGGGAAGAAATTATAACTTCGAAGATTATGAGTATCTTGAAAGAGAATATTCTGAATGGGAAAAAACTAATATTTGTGAAACTAAAGCTGAAAAGAAACTTATTATTGAGATTTGTCATAAGTCTCTTGAGATTGAAAAACGTAGAGAAGAAACTGGAACTACTCCATCTAATCTTGTAAAAGAATTACAAGAAATTATGAAAACTGCTGCGGTTGACCCATCAAAGGCAAATGCGGCTGGAGCTGGTCGTACACTAGAAACTTTCTCTGGAATTATAAAAATTATAGAGGAAACAGAACCTGCTGATTATTTCGAAGATAAAGAAATGTTTAAGGATTTTGATAATATTGGATGGTATTTTAGAAAATATATTACAAGACCATTAAAGAATTTTATTACTCAATCTAGAGATTTCAATGTAGCAGATGATGATTCTGAAGAAGATGATTCTGAATTTGAAGAATTTATTTCTGGTGCTAGCGAGGAAAGCTAATGGGCAGACCAGGAAGACCATTTAAAACAAAGGCAATAAAGGATTTAAGTTCACAAGATATGTTTGTAAGACCAAAATCTATGGTTAGAAGCGAAGATATCAGCGATGCAAGAAAAGCACAATATAAAAAATGGATAACATTTTATCGTAGAAATCCACATAGGTTTATCGAAATGTATTTTGGGATTAAGTTGCATCCCTTCCAAATTCTTATGATTTGGATATTGCAAAGAAGTAATCTTGCTTATATAGTAGCATCTCGTGCCGCTAGTAAAAGTTGGATTATTGCAGTGTGGGCTTTAACTTTAGCAGTATTGTATCCTGGCATCAAGGTTATTTGTTGTTCGAAAACTTTGAAACAAGGTGGTATTATTATTTCTGAGAAACTTATGTCTCTTAGAGACGAACACCCTAATGTAGCTAGAGAAATTAGAAATATTACTGCAAATTCTAATAATTATGTTGTAGAATTTTATTGTGGTAGCACAATTAAGGTTGTGCCAAGTTCAGAGAGTAGCCGTGGAAATCGTGCGAACTATATCATTATTGAAGAATCGAGACTCGTTCCAAAAGAAATTTTGGAGCCTATAATTAAACCATTTCTTTTTATGAGACACCCCCCATATTTGAATAAACCTAAATATGAAAAAGATGAAAGATTAAAAGAAGAGGGCACGATTTCTTATATTACTTCAGCTTGGTATAAAGCTGAATACTGGTATGATTATGTAAAAAGTTGTATTAACAGAATGGCGAAAGGCGATGAAACTGCTAATTTCTTAGCTCTTGATTATTTCGTAACTATTTATCATAATATCAAAAGTGAAGAAATGATTAGGAATGAAATGGCAGATATGGATGCAGCCACTATACAAATGGAATATTTTAATATCCCAAGTGGTTCTAGTGGTAAGAGTTTCTTCAAACCTACTTTATTTAATAGGAATCTAAAAAGAGCATTTTATCCACAAAAAGATAGTAATTATAATCCTAAACATAATCCATATGCTTTGAAAAAAGTTGATGGGGAAATTAGATTTGTAACTATTGATGTTTCTACAAGAGCTAATAAAGCAAATGATAACAGCATTATTGGGTGTATTAGAATGATACCCATTCTTGGCAAGGGGTATGAAAGGCATTTGACTTATATGGAATCTCATAGAGGTCGAGATGTTGGGGTACAGGCCAGAAGAATTAAAGAAATATTCTATGATTTTGAAGCTGATTACATCTGCCTTGATATACAAAATGCTGGCGTGGGAGTCTTCGATTCACTTACAGAACCTACAATTTGTGAAGATAGAGGTGTAACATATCCTGCCCTTGGTGTAGTTAATGAGACTTTTGATTTTATCAAAGAAGATGTCAGAGAAGAGCTTAGAAAAGGGCATACTAGAAGTTTGAATCCTTTAGAGGTTATTTTCCCAATATCTGCTAGTCAAGATTTGAATAGCCAGATAGCAAACTCTTTTCGTATTTCATTACAACATAGATTATGGAATTTTTTAATTGGCGATGGTGATGCCGAAGATTTCTTGATCAGGAACAATGATGAATTTACAAAGGATGCTAACGATTCAGATGCTTTCGCGTTTTTCTTAAACCCTTATGTGCAAACTGGCTTATTTATTGGCGAATGTATTAATCTTGATATGACATTAGTAAGTGGCAAGGTAAAGCTTACTGAAAAGGCTGGTTGCTACAAAGATAGGTACTCTTCGATTAGTTATGCTAATTGGGTTATATCACATTTTGACCAAGAACTTTTGAAAGAATCAGATACTTCTGATGATTGGGAAGTTTTATCCGCATTAACGCAAGGATGGTAAATGGTAATAACAGAGAGATAGGGCGACGGCTCGAAAATCTTATCCTGAAAGACTTCTCTCTGTTTTTATAATTCAGGAATTATCTACAGGAGGTATGAATGAAGACGCCAATAAAATGGAATATTGATTTAGTAAGAGGATATGTTGAAGAGAATGGTAATGGAGATGAATTAGTAAGTAAAGAATATAATGGAGTTAAAAATAAATTAATTTTTAAATGTCATTTATGTGATAAAAATTTTGATATGACATGGGACAGTTACCATAATGGTGGTCAAAGATGTCCAAAGTGTATGATAAAAATAAACGCTAAAAATAGGACATTTTCTTATGATTATGTGAAAGAATATATTGAAAGTTTTAACTGTGAATTATTAAGTGAAAACTATGAAAGAAATTCAAAACCATTAAAAATAAGATTAACTTGTGGTCATATAGATGAAAGAAGTTTTGAAGAATTTAGATTGTATAATAAAGTATGTTCGAATTGTTCAAAGACTGGAAAGTTCACATATCAATATGTGAAAGAATATATCGAATCGAAAGGTTGTGAACTTTTAAGTAAAGAATATATCAATAATGGTTTGTTGTTGAAAATAAAATGCGCATGTGGTAATAAATTTGAGACAAATTTTGTGAACTTTAAAAAACAAAACAAAATAACATGTGATCAATGTACGAAAAATAAAATGAGAAATGAAAAAAGATTTTCTGATGAAGAAGTAGCACAATTTTTAATTGAAAAAGAATATATTTTATTAGATAATTGTTATGTAAATTGTTCAAAAAAAATAAATATAGAAAATATAATTACAAAATATAAATATTTTGTAACTTTATCTCAAGCAAAAAATTTAGATGTTGAAAGTTTTGCTCCAAACAACCCACATAGAGAATACAATTTTAATATTTGGATAAAGGATAATAACAAAAACTTTTCTTTGGAAAATTTTTCAACTGATCATGGAAGCACTAGAATAAATTTAAAATGTGATTCTTGTGAGAAATCTTGGAATGTATCTCTTAGTAATATTATTGCTGGCCAAGGGTGCCCATATTGTGCTAATAAGAGAAGTAGCGAAGAAAACAATCTATTAGTTAAATTCCCAGAAATTTGTTTTGATTGGGATTTTGATAAAAATGAGATAAGCCCATTTGAATTATTGCCATCTAGTAATAAAAAGGTTTGGTGGAAATGTCATGTTTGTAAAAATGAATGGTTCACTACGATAAATAGTAGGACTGGTAAAACAAAAACTGGATGCCCAAAATGTGCAAGTTCTAAAGGTGAAAAAATATTAAAAGATTATTTGGATTATAATAATATTGAATATATGACACAATATAAATTTAAAGATTGTAAAAATATTAGACCACTACCATTTGATTTTTCAATTTTTTATAATAATAAACTTGTTATGGTTATTGAATATGATGGGGAGTTGCACTATAGACCATACCACAAAATGAAAAATAGTTATGAAAAATTAATATATAGACAAAATAACGATGCGATAAAAACAAAATATTGCGAAGATAACAATATAAAATTATTAAGAATACCATATTGGGATAAAAACAAAATTTCGGAAATATTAGATAGAGAATTTTTATTTCTGAGAGAGGAGGTTTAATTTGACCAATAAAAAAAATATTACACCCGAAGAAATTCTTTCAGAAGAAGAAATTTATGATATCTTAAAGTTTTCAAGAGAATTGGGCTATAATAATGCAATTTTAAACCCACTTTTAATAAACCAAAGGATGAAGGATGTTACGTTATCAAATCCTGTAGCTCTGATTGAGTCTTCTCTAAATGAAGCTATGTTGCATCCAAAAGAAAATGAAATAATGCTACAGGAGTTTAGCCAGACCCTAGAAATCACTAGTCAAACTTATAAAAAATTACTTGAATATTTTGCTGGAATTTTGTCTTTTGATCTTACTTATGAATGTAGTAATATTTCAAAACCAGAGGAGTATAAATCGGCTGGATATAAAAAAGATTTAAAAATTCTTGAACAATTTCTTGATGGGTTTAATTATAAAAAAGAATTTCAGTCCGTTGTAAAAGAATTGCTTCGTAATGAGGCCGCTTTTTATGTATTGAGAGAAGATGCAGATAAAGTTGTTTTGCAAGAAATGCCAGCATCCCCAGAATATACTATGATTACTGGGAGAGGAGCTTATGGGCTATTATATTCTTTCTCGATGTTATGGTTCATTCTCCCAGGGGTTGATATTAGAATGTATCCTCCTTTTTTTAGAAAAAAATATCAAGAATTTTGGGGAGATGGCAAGCCAAATGGGTACAACTCATCATTGCCCCCACAACTTAGAGGAGACTCTAGTTATATTTATTGGCAAGACATTCCAACTGATACGGGTTGGTGTTTTAAGTTTTCGCCAGAAATTGCTAGCCGCGTACCAGTATTTGCGGGTTTATTTTTAGATTTGATTCAGCAACCTCTAATGAGGGCTTTACAGAAAAACATCAATATGGCTGCTGCTTCTAGACTCATAGTCGGCCAGGTGGCAACACTTAAAGACGCCGCCTCAAAAGTAAAAGATCAATTTGCAATTAACCCAGAAACATTGGGTAAGTTTTTAGCTTTAGTGAAAGCTGCTGTTGGTGAAAGCATGAAAGTGGCCGCTGCGCCACTCGAAAATCTTCAAAAAATTTCCTTTGAAAGCGAAAATGAATTATATAGTTCATATTTGACTACAGCTCTGTCTACTTCTGGTGGCAATAGTAGTCTATATTCAAGCCCACTTGATGTAAAACGAAACGTCGAAGAAACAAGGTTAGCCTTGAACACCGATGAAAATATCATGTATTCTCTATATCCACAATTCCAAGATTTCATGGAATATCAAATCAATAAACGTACTAAAAATTATAAATTTAAAATTCATTTCCAAGGATCAAATTTTTATAATAATAGGGAACAAAGACTTGATAGACAAATGACATTGATGGGAATGGGTATAGTTTTGCCTCAACAGATAAGTGCTGCTTTAGGATTAAGCCCCTTCGAATTCCAAAGACAATTAGACGAAGCAAGAATGTCTGATTGGACTGAAAAATTAACGCCTATCGTACCTGCTGCTCAAATGGGCGCAGATACTAAAGCAACTGGTAGACCATCTAAAAAAGATTCAGATTTATCAGAATCTGGAGAACAAACTAGAGCTGATGGTGGTAATTTA